GTCAGCCGCCATTCTTTGTTATGCGCCCCACTGTACGTATGCTAAATTGGAAGAACGCAAATGCCCATACATGAGCATGCATTGCTGCTTAGATCGTCCAGTCCTGACCTGTGTGGTCTCGAAAGCGCCTAACTGCATCCTTCTTCCTTGCAAGAGCAGAACGCAGGCTCTCGACATCGCTGTGCTCAAGTGCAAGAAGGAGTTCACGACTCGCCATTGCTGCCTCATACACGACGGCAACGGTAAGGGGAGAGCCCTCAATGACGAGTGACTTCCTCTTACCGATGACGAACTCAGCCAGATTTCTCTTAAGTGTATTGTCCATGACTGTATCTATTCACTAAGTGAAGCGCCTGAGTTTGGACGGCACCTGGGATCTTGCTCTACCCATCATTGCACGAGCTTCTGCACCATTCTCATGTGCTGCCCTTGTCTGGCCGCCGCCGTCCTTGTTGGACTTCTTGATCTCCTCGCCAAGTCGACGAAGGAACCAGCTTCTGTACTGTATCGGCAGGTTGTAGCACTCCCAGTAGCTGAATCCCATGTAGTACATCAGCAGGAAGGAGTGTTCGAGATATATCTCTCGGTCACCCGGCGTCAGGCCAAAAGAAGGACGCCCCGAGGGGCATCTTTACCTCCGACGTCTCATTGCAATTCGGACAGTCCATGAATGACTTCATCTCGACACCAGGCTCGTTCCTGTCGATGTGCTGTCGAAGAGCAAGAGAGTCCCTGGCAGGCATGTTCCTGATGAAGGAGCTGATTGCCGCCTTGTCGGTCTTACCATCAACGGAGACGATAGCAAACTGCAGCCTTGTTGTGACAAGGTTGTCTGCCATTGCTCCAGCCTTCTTCTTCCTCTCCTGAATCTGGAGGATCTCCTCCTCATCCATGCCCGTGAGGAACCTGAATCTCACGACCTTCTTGGTAAGAGGAAGGGTGAAATCAAAGAGGTTCTGTCCTTCCTCGACTGGTGCAATATCAAGGCTCTTGAGTGGGAGGCTCGAGAGGTCGAATGCCTGCTTTGACTTAGTGCTGCATGCAGGACAGTCGACCTCTGCGGTGTACTCCGAACCGTAGCCCGTTATCCTCAGGGCCACCATCACGGCATTCCTGTCACCGGAGATCATCCTGTTGACGTCGATTCTCTTGTCGACCAAGCAACTCTTGATGAGTTCAGTAATGACAGTGCCCTTCTTGATGAGTGCCCTGGAGGTGAGGATATCCTCCTCCCTTGCGGTCATTGCCCTGATATCAATTGTCTCCTGTGCGTGGAGAGCCGAGTCCGCGGCATAGACGACACCCTTAGAGGGAAGTGGCACCGACTCGATGGGGATCTCGAATCCAAAGTCATCCTTCATCACATCACGGCTTGGCAGTGGGTTCGAGCCACCACCGCCGCCGAACACGTTATTCCTATCACCACGATCAGACAAGGTTACGCTCCTGTTCTTGTACTAACCGATTATCACCATGTAGCGCCGAAAGGTAAAATAAAACGACAACGGCCCGGATGACCGGGCCGAAGCGTTGGCAGAACGAAGATCAGTACTGGAGGACGCAGTTGTCCATCTGCAGCGTCAGTGCAATCTCAACTGCGTCTTCTGTACCGTAGTCGAGGTCATTGAACTGGGCTGAGGTGATCTGGGCACCCTTGATGTCCCAAAGTTCCACAACTGTTCCGACGGGGTCGAGCATCTTCAGCTGGAGGTCACGCTTGTAGAAGTCAGCATAGCCTGCTCGGCCAGAGACTGTCTCGTTGTGTGCCCTGATCCACTCCATCACCTGCTGTGCGCCGGATGGTGCGATGGGGTCGTACAGCGTGACAGACATCGTACTGAACTTTGCCTTGCCTGCCACGTAGCGGACCGTGTTCATCCAGTGGATTTCCGTCGCCGTCATGTCCATCTGGGGACGAGCTGTCGACTTCACGAGGAACGAGTCGATGCCCTCAATTGCCAGAATCCATCGGAACTTGCGCTTCGGCTCGAACCTGTTCGGCAACATGTCTGTGACTGAGAGTGTCTCTGCCATTTTAACTCCTTGAGTCTATCTATTCACTTACAGTGCGGTTTAGATCTGGGCGCCGGCATTGGTGACCACAAAGTCGAGCGAGACGAACTCGATTGACCTTGTTGGCTGGACAAATATCTTGCCACGGATCGTGTTGTTGTCGACATCTGCCTGGGAGGTCGTTGTCGTGTCGATCTTCACGCGGTAGCGGTCAACGCCACTCTGTGACTGGATCTGCTTGAGGATCGGGTCCACGAGGGCAGCGAACCTGGTGAGGGTTGCCTCCCTGTTGGGCTCGAACAGGATTGTATTTGCCACGGCGCGGACTCTCCTGCGGATCTCTATGAGGAGTCGCCTGACATTGACCCTGTCGAGTGCCGAGGTCCTTGCGAGACCTGTCTTCTGTCCGTAGATCACCGGGTTGTTTGCACCTGGCACAGTTGCGATCGGATTGATGTTGCTGGAGTACAGGGTGTCCATGTTAGTCCTGCTCAGCTTCACCTGCGTCTCGATGACATCCGCAAGGGCACCACGCGAGAAACCCGCAGGTGCGAACCACGGGTAGGCAACCTTATCGTTCAGGGCAAAGGCACCGAGGACGGCCACAGAGGCAGGAGCAACGAGGTTTGTGCCTGTGCTTGGGTCTGTCATCACCACGTCTGGGTAGTATGCCGCGGCGAACGATGTGTCAAGTGTCCTGTTTGTGAAGGCATTGGCCGTGAGAGTCACAGACGGGATCTCGACAGATCCAGTGATCACAGAACCATTGACATCCTTCTGCTGGATGTCCATGATGTAGAGAGCATCGAATCTGGACTCGACAGCCTCGACAGCATAGTCAGTGATGCCTGGCTCCCTGATACCGGGGATAGCAAGGAGCTGGATGTCGACGTCTGCAGTCTCAGAGAGGATGTCGATTGCCTTCCTGTGTGCCGCAACCGTGGGACCGTTGGGGCCGCCCTGGTTTGCGGAGTAGAGCATCTCCCTCACAGCCGAGGTGTCGTTCAGCTGTGACTTGTTGGCATCAAAGATGTTCAGGCCGTTGAATCCGCCCTGGACAGGGAGAGTGAACTTCACGAAACGACGGGTTGTGCCATCAGCGAGGTCCGAGGTCTGCAGGAACCTGTAGCCTGTCTGGGACGTGGCATTCCTAGAATAGCTCGCGGATGTCCACAGATTGGGATTCGGCAGGCCATTGGTTCCCGCTATGACGAGGACATTCTCGATTGTGAACAGGTTCTTATTGAAGACGTCCGCATCGTACACTGTACCGTTGGCATCGAGCTCACCGCTGTTGTCTCCAACCCATGGGTTGGCGAAGTCAGTGTGGTACTTGGGGAAGTACTTCACATGGCTGACAATGTTGTTGTCCTTGTAGGAGTTCTTATTGGGCTCGGCCATGTTATCATTGGCCTCTGCCTGGATGCCCCAGTGGAGGTAAGGTGCGACCCTTGTGCTGTTGCCTGTGCCGATTGCGATCGTGCGCCTGAACGGCACAGGAGGCTGGACGGCACCGAGGAGCTCTGCTGCATTTGCACCACCGGTACTGAGAAGGGAGGTACCGGATGTGACGAGGTGCCACAGGCCCCTGTAACCGTGGGGAAGCGCTGATGCAGGGACTTCCTTGTTCATCACATCGTCTGGAATCTCGACTCGGATGAAGTTGGAGACGTTTGGATAGAGGCCCTCAACTGCAAGCTTCTGTGCACCTGCCTCCCTGTCGAAGTCATAGTACATCTTCATGTCACCGATCATCTTGCCGAAGAACTTCGGAGAGTTAGGATCGATGCTGAGGCCGACGAAGGTCTCGAGGACGATCTGGTTCTCGTCAGTGTCAGCGAACTCCCTGACATACAGGTCGAAGGTGCCGTATTCAGATGTCGGATCCGTCGAGGGTGTGATGTTCCTGATCGAGACCTTCACCTTTGTGTTTGCATAGGAGCCATCGTCACGAGCATGGACCTTGAAGAGGTTCACGCCTGTCGGATCACCGAACTTCTGGGAGATGACCCAGGGGCTGAATGCTGCCTGGAACCTATCCTCGAAGCCGTCATAGTTGGGGACCACAGTCGAACCCGAGTTGTGACCCAGGGAAGAACTGAGGACGAAGGCAATGTCCTGCTTGGTGCTTGTCCCGGCATAGTTGCCAAGAGCGAGGTCTGATCCCGTTGGGACAGCGTACTGTGAGTAGATGTCGTATGAAGCGTACAGGTAATGGCCGGCAAGCTCCATCTTCGTGGCGTCTGTATTGAACAATGTCGCGAAGTAGTTAGGAGCCTGTGGGTCAAAGCTTGCTGAGATCGTGTTGTCGAACGTGTCGTTTGACTTGTGACCTGAGAGGAAGAGGACGAACTCCTGCTTTCCTGCTGAGACGTCCATCGTTCCGGTGATGAAACCGACATTTGACGGGGGCGCTGCGGTCGTGCTCAACGAGTTCGTGTAGCTTCCCTGTGCCGAGGATGACAGCGTGGGGATGACACCGGACGGAGTCATCAGGATGCCGCGGATGACGGGGACAGCCTTGTTGGATGACTGAATTCCAGCCTCCGACAGGATTGTCGAGCCGTTCGACTCCGACATGAAGCAGCCGAGGAAAGTTGTGCGACCTGGGTAGTTGCCCCAGGAGTTCGCATTGTTTCCGATGTCACCGGTGCTCTGGATCTGCCTTGAGCCGACGACGAAACCAGCGTTCGTCACCTTACCGGCATTCAGACCGCCGGTCGTGCGCTTCTTTGCGTCACCCACACCGAGGACCCTGACGTAGGTTCCAGCGTTTGCGTTCTTCAGCCACTCATAGAGTGCGAGCAGACCGCTCTGTCCATCGATATCATCGAACTTGCTTACGAAGTCCTGGTAGTTTGCAACCGTGACCGGTACGAAGGCCGGACCACGATTTGCTGTGCCAATCACACCGGCGGGAGTGCCGGTGGGAGTCACGGATGTTGGTCCCGAGATGTCGATCTCTCTGACACCAACACCGGCGCTCTTGAAGGTGAGTTCAGCCATTGTTAGAAGCTCCTGTCATCAGTAACTATCACTCAAACTGCACGCCGGAGTTCGTAATCACAAAGTCGATTGAGATAAACTCAACTGCCCTTGTCGGAACCACGATCACCTTGCCGTTCACCCTGTTGTTCTCAACATCCGTTTGGGTATTGTTCGTCTCGTCCATCACAACCCTGAACTTCTCAATACCGGCCTGTGCCTGAATGAGAGCGAGCCTTGGTGTGACCTGTGCGACGAACTTTGTCCTTGTGGTGGGTGTGTTCTGTTCGAAGAGTATGCCGTTTGCAATTCCTGCAACAACCCTCTTCACCTCAATCATGAGGCGGCGGACGTTCACTCTGTCGAGTGCCGTCTTGGCGAGCTGTAGCGTCTTCTGTCCGAAGATGACGTACCCGCCAGTCGGGAACACGGCAATCGGATTGATCCTTGCGGAATAAAGGGTGTCCCTGTCACCGGAGTTGAGCCTGACCTTCGCATTGTTGACGAAGTCCAGCGCACCGCGGTTGAAGCCTGCCGGAGCAAACCATGGGTATGACACCTTGTCGTTGAATGCCATCGCACCGAGGACTGCCACAGAGGAAGGAACAATCACCCTCCTGCCATTGATCTCATCGGTGATGTGCACATCTGGGAAGTATGTCGAGACGTAGTTGTTATCGACAGCACGTCCAACGAACTCCTCAGATGTGTACCTGACACTGGGCTTGGTTGATGTTCCATCCCAAAGCCTGAAGCGTGTGTCATCGTATGCTGGGATGTCCATGACATACATCATGAGGGAATTCTCACGTGCCCTGTCAGAGGCAAAGTTCGTGATGAGAGGCTCCCTGATTCCGGGGATTGCGAAGAGGTTGACATTGGATGAGAACTCATCCGTCATGATGTTGACGGCTGCCCTGTAGGCTGCAACAATGTTGTTATCGGTGCCCTCGCCTGCAGCGTTCACGGTGAGTCCTGCCTCCACGTCGCCACGAGCCTTTCCATCACCACCGTTTGCCGCTGTCGAGGTCTCGGCTGAGGAGGCCCTGTCATTCATCAGGCGATTGTCCCTGTCGAGGATGTTGAGTCCATCGAAACCACCGTAGAAGATGTTGGTGAACTTCATGTAGGGGGTGAACCTGTTGAAGACCACTGACGAGCTGTGGACAAGCGTTGCCATCGTGATCCTGCCGGATGCGGCACCATAGTCGACAGTGTAGTCTGTCGAGTTGATGATTCCATCACGGACATACGCCGCCTCCCTCATGTGAGCGTCGGCCGTGCCTGTCACATAAGTGAATGCTGTGGACGAAAGTGCAACACGAGCAAGAGTGAACTTGTTGGCGTTCATAACGTCTGCGGCAGATCCTGTCACGAGGACGTCCTGCTTTGCAATACCCTGGAACTTCGTGTAGGAGTCGATGATCGGGTTCTGCATGACGCCGAGGTTAGCATTTAGAATTGCATTTGTGACCGATCCTGTGCTTGGCACTGACGTGTTCATCACACCCCAGTAGTACCTCGAGTCGGCACGCTCATTGACACCAGGGAGGCCAATGTTGCCGTAGGAGAGGTCTGCAGACTGCACCTCGCCACGTGTCACCTTGAAGCGGAACGGAAGCGGAGGCACCACTGAGTATGTCAGGGACGATGGAACTCCCCTACCGCAGAAACGAACGCCACCCGAGAAGGTCTTGCCGTCGAACGTGAGGTTTCCTGCACTGTCCTTGAGACCGTCAGAGGTCTTCACAACAGGAATTCCACGGAAGCCGAAGGGAAGTGCGTCAGATGGGATCTCGCCAGTCTCAATAGCAGGATTCATCACGATCCGGATGTTCATGCTCCTGTTCGGGTACTTGCCCTGGATGACGAGGCGACGCTCGTCCTTGTCGTCCGCATCAAAGTTGTAGAAGACCTTCTTGTCACCGATGACCTTCGCAACGTAGTTGTCTGCCTTCGGGTTGAGTGTGACTCCGGGGAATGCCTCGATGATCTCTGTCTCGATGTCATCGTCTCCAAAGCGTCGCACCTGGACATCGAATGTGCCCCATGGACGTGAGGCGTCGGTAGATGCGTTCACGTTTGCGATTGAGACCTTGACCTTGTCATTGCCCCATGCACCGTCTGAGATTGTCTCGAAGTGGAAGAGGTCGTACTCAGTCTTGCCGTAGGGCTGCGAGATGAAGGCAGTCGTCCTTGGAGTGGTGTAACGTGTATTGTACTTGCCGAACTTGTCAATGTAGTTGGCAGTCCCTGAGACAATAGCGACTGTCTCGGAAGCGATTGCACCCTCAGCAACAGGAGTGACTTCCTGGTCGACACTAAAGTTAAGGTAGAGGAGGTGCTTCTTCTCATTGAAGAGGTCGGGATCAGTGTTGAGGATCTTGGAGATGAAAGCATCATCGCCTGGGTCGAGCGAAGCAGTGAGGATCCTCAGGCCCTGGAAACCATCGGTCGTCGCGAATGAGGGGGACGAGGATGAGATGACGATCTTGAACTTCCTCGATGTGTGAGGGCTTGCTGCGTCCTCAGGCTCAAGGTAGGTGGCATCGATCATTGTCTCGCTGTAGGTTCCTGCGTACGGCATGACCTGAACGCGAGTGTCAGCCGCAGTGAAGATTGCTCCCCTCACGAGGTTCACGCTTGAGGCACCTGAGTACGACACACCGAAGCTCGGGTTGTCTGTGAACATTGGGAGGCCCTGTTCCTGACTCGGTGAGGAGGAGGAGATGTAGTGCTTCGCAACGATGAACTGGACTGAGCTGTTGCCCCAGTCACCGTCTCCCTGTGCTGAGACAATTGAGAAACCTGCATTCTTCACAGTGCCGTTGGCCTGTGTGTCAGTTATGTCGGCAACTGTGCTATTTGCGCCTGCCCCAAGTGTCCTCACGTATGTGAGTGCGCCCTTGTGCTTCAGCCACTCACGGGCTGCATACGGTGCCAGGAGCTCGGGGCTCAGGCCTCCGAACTTTGATGTGAAGTCGACAAAGTTGCCGACCGTAACCGGTACGAATGCTGGTCCCTTCTCGGCAGGTCCAACGAGTCCAGCAGGTGTGCCCTGGGGGCCGGTTGCACCGGCAATGAGCTCGATCTCCTGCTCGAAGAATCCCGGCGAGAGGAATGTCTGTTCGGCCATTAGAATCTCCTAAAATCAGCGACTTTCATAAGTATTCACGAACAGTGTGGGTTTCACGATTTCCTTCCCAACCTGACAACTTGGTCAATCACTATGACCTCCTCGCCCTTGGAGAGCACACTTTCAGTGACTGTGACCTGCACGGGTTCACCCTGCCCCGTGAAAGGATTTGTACTGTAGGTCTTCACAGTGTTCCTCGACTGTATGGGCTTCTGGTTTCCGACAGCAGAGCTTCCATTTGTGATAGCGGGATTGTTGAGCCTCTCCTGTGCATCAGAGAGCGGGTCTAGTCCGATGGCATCACCAGGTGTGACATCATCGGCAGTCTCAACCCCACTCAAAATGTAAGCAGAAATGTCGCCACTTTGAATCGTCGAGGCATTGTCTATCCCAGAATTATCACCCGAGAACTCAACCTGTGGGGAAGAAATGTACTTCCTGAGTCCATTCGGCGCTCCTGGAAACTGTGGAAGGATCAGGTATGCCGGGACCTCTGCATTCATAGTCACCTTGATAAGCCTCTCAGAGTCAGAAGAATCAGAGAAGTTATTGTCCTGTGATACCGACGTCTCGAAGTAGGCGACGAACCAGTAGCCCTTGTTGGTGTCTATCCGAAGCGTCCTGTCACCGGGTTGGATGTAAGATCCCATGATTGCAGAAAGGAAGTCATTCGCCTGTTGGAGGTACTGGCACCAGAGGGTCACCTCATACTTCAGGGTGAAGTACTTCGGCATGGGAATGACATAGACCTCGTAGATGTTCTTAGAACCAAGCGAGGTCCGCAGGTTCCTGCCTGTTGCATCGTAGAAGTCTAGAGGAGACTTCCCGTCGTCGGGTCGTGAGAATATCGAGTTTCGCAAATTGCTGGAATTAGTTACGCTCTGGTAGGCACCGTCCTCTGGAGAGATGCGACGTTTGATCGTCATCTCGTTGTACCTGACAGAGCCCTGCTTGGTTGATTCCTGCTCTATGCCGGACCTGTTGATTGAGATTATGGGAAGGATCAGGGCACCGTTCCTGTCTCTGAAGGGTTCCTTCTTCGACGCGACCGAGAATCTCTCACCACTTGAGAAGATAACGGGTATACGCTTCTGCTCAGATGAGCCTTTTGTGACCCTATACATGAGTGGCAGCTTCTTGTCGAACAGCTCGAAGAAGGCCCTGTCAACGTCCTCTGGCCCACAGGAAGGAAGGACAAAGTCAGTCGATGCGGAGCCCTCGTATCCTGACGGAAGCCTACCCCGGGTGTCACGTGATTTACCGTAGCTCGTGGCCATATTAGCTATCATCCCCATAGAACGATGAACTCACGCCATCCCTGGTGACATCCTGTGGGCCCCCTATCGGACTGTCCAAGGTACCATTTTCCACCAACTGGCGCTTGTCGTTCGTCTGGCCGTTTGTGTTGGTCTCGAACCCGCGCTGTTGGGCGAAAGTCTCCTGGACGGCATCCTGTTCCGTGTACTTCTCGTCTGTCGGACCGATCGGCTTCTTGTCGATGAGTCCCTTCCTCGCGTACTGTCCAATGAGCCTCATGCCCGTGACATGCTCCACCTGCCCGAAGATCTTGGAGATGGGTATCGCTGTCGATATCTCGTAGAATGACGAGCCGTATGAGAAGTAATCACCCACCCTGACGATAACGTTCTTGTCGAGGAGGTCACGCTGGTGGACTGCAACAGTGACAACGTTGGTCTGGTCGACGCCGAAACCAGTCGTCTTCATCTGCACCTCACCCCACTCAACCAGTGCCTCGATCTCAATTGGAGGATCGAAGACCTTCTCGGTGGCCTCTCGGTACACATCGTGTGTATTGGAGAGCTCCTCCCTGACGCGGTAGTAGAATATCTTCTGGCCGGAGACATCCTTGATGAGCTCCTTGGTCAGGTCTGAGATCAGGTCGAGCTCCCTTGGGGTGATGAATAGTCTTGCCATCGATCAGCCCACTATTATGGCGCGACCCATCGGAATGGGCACACCCCTCAGGGTCTTCTGGATGTTGTCTATCTTTGCTGCCTGTACCTCAAGGAGCTTGTCGTAAGTCAGTGTGTCAAGCAACTCACGCAGCTCAGTCCTGAGCTTGTCCTTCTCCTCGCGTCCCTGTGAGACAAGGTCTGTGCCGTTGAGCTGGACCTCACCGCCTGGAATGGGCACCGAACCGAATTTTGACCTCACAAGTCCGAGTACCTCCTTGCACAGCGCAAGGGTGTACTGTCTGGCCCATTGCCTGCCGATCGAGTTGACCTTCGAGTATGTGAGGTTCCCGAATGGAACATTCTGGATGCCGTTGATGCCATAGCTTGATGGGTCATTGAATGCAGGATTGTAGGGGTCATTCTCGAATCCGACACGGACCCAAAGCTTCTGGCCTGTGTTTCCGACCGTGGTCGGCTTTGGGAAGATCCTAAGCCTGGTACCCACGACCTGGTATGAGTAATTTGACCTCCTCACCTGGTTGGAGATCTTCATCTGACCACCCCTGAGCACGTCCTCGAAGACCGGTAGGACGTAGAAGACGGTCTCCGGTGTGAACGACTCGAAGGAGAATTCGTTGTTGAGGTAGTTGATTGCTGAGGTGGTGTCAAAGAATCGATAGGCCGCCT